AAGAGTTGTCCGAGCCTATACTTGATGGCTGCCGGCCAGTCTTGCCTAGACCAGTCGAGAGCTTCGGACCCATCCAGAAGGACGGAGCCGTCAAGCCGCAGAGCTGGCCAGAAATACACGGTCATTTCTTGCCGCGATCTCAGCCCGGTATACTGCTCGGTCACGCCGTACTGGAACCAAAACCTCATTCTGTTCAGGTCGATGCTCTGCTGGGTGTAAAACTCACCCTGCCGATACATCAGGCCAAGAATCAGGTCGTACTCGCGCATGGAATCAAGCAGCATGGAGCCGTCGAGGTATCCGCTGCCATCAAGCAAAGCCGCCCTCCAGAACGGAACGGCGGCTTTGATGTTGATATTCCGCAGGAGCATCTGTTCAAGCGTGGTACAGTCGAGAACAGTGTCCATGCGGTCGATGATCGTGTAGGTCGTGTGCGACTGCTTGGCGGAATCCAGCAGCCGCTTCACAGCCTTGGTGTTCAGCGAGCCATCGCCTACGAACACAGCGATGAACGTGTTCGGATGGCTGACCTTATAGCCATACTTGCCGCCATCGTGGATGTCTGCGATATTCGCCCAGAAGCCGGTGACGTTCGCCAGCATGGTCTCAATGCGGTACGGAGTCATCGGTGCACGTTGGTCGCGCTTCTCGTAGATGAGCTTCCTGCGCTCGTCATAGGAGAGATAGTCGCGCACAGGCAGCCCCCACTTGATCTCATGGTACATCAAGCCCCATGTGGCGGTTTCAGGGAAGAACTGAAGAGGAAGCTCTTCTGCAATAAGCCGCTCGGCCTCGTCAAATTCAAGGCCCATGACTTGATACAGCCACTTGCCAACATAGGACTGGTCGTAGAATCCGGGGGTGACCGTGGCAAGCATATTCTGTGCGCTTTGGCTGGTGGGAAAGTTTTCAAGGTCAATTTTCTTAGCCCTCATTCAGTGATACCTCCTAGCTGAACTTCACAGTGCCGGTGGCAGGGTATTCGATGTTCGCCAGCGTGATATTGTTCATGCTGCCGTTCATCATAAATTCCGAGAAGTCAGTCACGCCAGAGATGTCGGCCAGCAGCGGGCGAATATCGTTGTACCGAAGAACGTTGTTGGCCTTGGCCTCCTCGTACTTCGTCTTGACCAATGCCTCAAACTGCGCCGTGATTTCCTCGATGGAGGTGTGCTCACTGTCGTAGATGAGGCCGGTACAGGTGTAGTTCACGCTAACGGTCGTGGCCGCTGCACAGGTCAGTTCTGCGCAGCCGGTGGGCAACAGGCGGGCTGCCCGGTCTGCCGGCGACACGATATGGTTGAACACTGCGTCGATCAGCTCCTTGTTCGCGGGCTGGCCGTTTCCATCAACCAGAACAAGCCGGACAGTGCCGGGGCCTTTCCATGCGGGGTCAACGATGCAGTCCCCTGCCCCAGCTTCTTTCGCCCACCGCTTGTAGTCGGTGTCGTTTCCGAGGTAGGTCATGCTGTTGCTGTACTCCACCGCGATACGGTCATAGAAGTCATCATCGGTTTCGCGCTCGGTGCCGCCGGTGATGCCGTCCTTGTTCGTGATGGACGTGATGTTGTTGATGGGCTTCATCAGCAGGATAACGGTGTCGGCCTTGACGTTGGAGTTGGTTCCGGCCTCCACAGCAGTCACATTGATGTCGATGCTCCCGCCTTCCGGGATAGCGGAATCAGCATCAGACTGAAACTCGATAGAGGGTCCATCGTTGGTGGCCGTGGTGCAGAAGACCGTCCCTGCCGGCAGCTCTGTGCCAGCGGAGCCGGTAACGGTGACAACGCCGGTAGCGTGGGCAGCCTCATGCCGCGTCAGGTGGACCTGCTGGCCATGGAGGTCCAGCCACTCATCCCATGCGTACTGCGGGTACGCGATCATCAAGGCTCTCAGCAGGTGGAAGTTGATGAGTTCGGACTTCTCAATGGCCGTTGGGCGGGTCATATCGTAGGGGAAGCCACCGGGCATATCGTCGATGTCATCTGGCAGCTCGGCCATCATTCTGCGGTGAATGTCATCGGCAGATGTTCCATCCATGAAGTCAGGACGGATAAATTCAGGTTGCATATCATCACTTCCTTTACACTGAAATTTGGAACTCGTCGTCCCATCCGATGCCCTTTACCACACAAGAGCAGTGCAGCTCATCGGCATCCCATGTGAACTCGAAGTTCCGTACATACTCGGTGCGGGGGTTGACCTTCAGGGCTTCAGTGATGGTGCGCTCCACCATGGACTGCGCGACATCGTGGTCGTTGTCCTTGATGGACTCCATCTCGGTGCCGATTGAGCGCGGGTACGCAAGGCACTGGTAACGCTCGGTCTGCGCAGCCTTGAAGCACCAGATCATAAACGCCTCGCGGCCATCGCACTCAAGAACGCGATTGGAGCCATCGCGCACGAAGTCACCTTTTTCGGGGTCCCACTTCATACTGCGGTGGTATTCCTTGTCGATCTGGGCCTCCTCATTGATGACTTCAGGCACATCGAAGGTTGGATACAATTTCTGTGACATAGTGCGCCCTCCTTACGAGCTGACGACGATGTCAACCACAACAGCTTCATTCTGTACCCACGCAACCAGCACCCGGTCTCCGGGTTTCAGGCTGCGCATTTTTTCAGGGACGAGAACGTGATGCTGATGAGCACCTTCAGAGCCGCCACTGCCGGCACTGCTCTGCGGTGGGTCGGGCGGGTCGGGCTGCCCAGTGGCAGGTGTGCCAACCATGCCAGAACACGGCATACCGCGTGAATCAAGCAGTGTCGCAACCTTCAGGTGGTTATGCTCGCCGCTGCCGGGTTTGCCGATGTTCTGGGTCTTGGCGAGGATGTCGCCGGTCTTGCCATAGGTGAGCTGCCGCAGAACGTGGTAGTCACCTTTCGGAATCGGGATGGGGAACGTGTTCGTTACCAAGCTCTCGTCATCCTTGATTTCGCCAAAGTCGAGGACGAGGGAGCTTTCGCCCTCCATGTGCTTGACGATGCGTTTTGCGATAGCCTGCCCCAGCCTGTTTGCGCCGGTGCTGGAGTCCATATCCATAGGCACTCACCTCCTAATCGAATGTGCCTTCATCGACCCAGCCATAAACATTGCTGGAGCTGTCAACGTGGATGAGATGCCACGGATGCGCCCCGCCGTTCTTACTGCATGATGGGTCTTTCGTGATCTTTGCCTTTCCTGCGGTGGCCTTATAGCCCTTGGCATCAGCGTAGCTGCTGACGTAGTGCATACCGCCGTGGAAGTTTACGATGTCCCCTACCGCGTGTTTGCCGCCAGAATCACTATCCTCATCCGGGGCTTTCAGGAGGTCGAGGGTCATCGTCATGGAATCAGCGTTGTGGACAACGCCTCTGGCGTAGTACATCCCATGCGATGTGCCGGCCTTGAGGCAGACAAGGTGTCCTTTGCGGAGCCATGGGATGTCAGGGGCGTTCACAGACACCTCCTCAACCACCTTGCCGTTCTCATCGAGGATAGCTTGGGCGGCGGACTTGGCATCTGCGAGCTTTTCATCGGACCCGCGCCGGTAGATGCGCTGGCGCGTTCCGTACTCGGTCAAGCCGGTCAGCGTAGCCTCGACGCTGCTCTGGCCGGATTTATTTTCCTGACCAACGACCTTGACCTTTGTTACAAGGTCTTCGGTGCTGAGGCTGTTGCTGACGATGAGCGTGTTGTCCAGCTTGAACACATAGACGGAATCGTTGCCGCCGTATGGCACAATATCCGCCTTGCCCTTCGTGGCGCGGATGATGCACTTCTCGCCGCCCTTTTTGACGGCATCGTCCAGCAGTTCAAGAATGATGTCCGAGAGGTACTTGTTCTTGAACGTCAGCTTGCCGTGGGTGGCGTTGGGGCCTTTGTACTCGCCAATGGGAACCTCCCACTCATCGAGGAGCTTCTGGATGGCAGACTTCGTGCCTGTGCCATCTGGCAGGTACAGATTGTCTTGGCTTCGCTGGAGCCGATACATCTCATCATAGCAGATGCAGGATAGGTCGCTGGCAGAGGAACGGTCTTGCGGGTTCCACTTCTCAGCATACAAGCGAGCCACCTCCCCATTGAAAGAACCGCCATCGCTGGCGGTTACTACAATGAGGCTTCCGGGCTTCACAAGGCTGGAAAGCTGGCCTTTCGAGGTATCATCGTTCCGCGCCTTGAACGTCAGGCGCATGGAGATTTCCTTTGAGCTTTCCTCCCAGCCGAGGCCCTGAATGTAGTTCTTGATGTTGTACTGCGTACCATCATCGCCGATGACGGACACGCTGTATTTAACTTGCGAGATGTCTACCATTTCGGGCCTCCTACGGAATAATCAACGAAACGCCGGGATAAATCCATTTGCCGCTGTCGCTGCTCTTTTTGCCGTACTTCTTGGCGGCAGACTCGATAGCGTCCTTGTTGGCATCGTAGATTTTCTTCCACTGCGAACCATCTCCATATTGCTTCTGCGCTATCTTCCAAAGGCTGTCTCCCTTGACGATGGTGTAGTTCTGGCCGGAGCCAGTGGTGGCCGCAGCAAGGTCGATGCGCGGGATGGTCTTCTTCGCATAGGAATCGGTGTTCAGCTCATCCGTGGTGTAGATTTCGAGGGGCTTTTTCTGCTCGAACGTGATGGAGTATTTGAGATTGCCGAACGCGCCGTAGCCTGTGACCTCGAACGAGGATACGGTAACGTCGATGTTCAGCCAGATGTCCGTGACGATGAGGGTCAACACGGTTTCGTTCTCGATGTACTCCTCGATGATGCTCCTGCAAGCCGCAGGGGGCATCCAGAGCAGCCGATTGACGATGGGCTCGTTTCGCCGCTTGAATCCAAAAAACTCGCTGCTCCACGAAACGCTGGTCACATCAGTGCCGCGCGGGACCTTGACAGTGCCGCGAGAGATGGTGTCGAAGGTCTGGTACTTGGCTCCGTACTTGACCGCGATCTGCTCAGGCATAATGGAAAAGAGGAACGGAGTTCCGTTCCCTCCCGGTATCAGGCAAATCATACGCCCACCCCCTTCAGCGGCATATTGGCGAACACTTCTTCCAACTTAGAAGCAATCTTGCCGCACAGCTCATCGGTAACGTCCCCAATGTGCCGCCGGATGACGGCCACGATTTCGTCGTCGGACTGGCCGCCGCCGGAGATGTTGAACTCCGGGCTGACCTCGACCTTGACGGTGACGTTCGGCTGCACGGCGGTCTGCTGGGTGCTGGACTGAGTATTGGAATTGTTGATGGAACTGGAGTAGTCCTCAGAGAGCGCATGAGAGTCGATAGGAGCATCGTTTACGCTCTGGGTGAGATAGTTTAGTGTTTCGGAGGAAAGCGCGTTGTAGGACGTGAGAGAGCCGGTAGAGCCAGCACCAACAAGACCGCCGTTTGCGTGGGCGGTGATGCCGAGGATTTCACCGGCCTGCTGGTACAGCTCAACTGCCCGCTCCCTTCTGCCGGGAACAAGCGGAATGATCATCTCTGGGCCTTCCTCGCCGACCCACGACAGCTCTCGGCCATTGACCATGCCTCCAGACGCATGACCGCCGATGCTCATGCTGTGGTTTCCAGCAGCGTAGGGCGTGACGGTCTTGCCGGTGACAGGGCTGGTGTAGCTGTAAGAGCTGCTTGCAGCAGGGCTGGAGGAGAACAATCCAGAGGATGCGGAGTAGGTCGAGCTGACAGTGACATGGGGTTTGACGTTGACGTAAGCATCCTTCTCGAACGGCGTGTCGGAGATAGCATCCAGCTCGTCGCTGGTGGCATCTCTGGCAGCATCTCCGAGGCCGCTGCCCCGGATGGAGTCAGCGAACGAAGCGGGCATGGAGTCCGCAACGGATTTCAGCAGGTCGATGACGGCGGCTTGCGTTTCAGCATCCATGCCGTTCAGGTCGAACCACTCCACAACATCCGAGTTCGTCCACTCTGCCACGTTGGGGTTGTCCTTCAGCGCGGCATCCATGGCCTGTTGCAGTTTTTCGGAGGTCGTGCCTTTCAGGTTGGGAAGAATGCCGTCGAGGGCATCGCTGTATGCCTCAGCAATGGAATCGAGCTGGAACGATTCGACTCGGACCTGAAGGTCGGAGATTTGAGCGTGGTAGCCATCGGTCAACGTCTGGACCTGACGATAAAACTCGTCTTGGTCGATTGCGCCGGTATCGAGCTGGAGCCGGAGGTTGGTAAGGCTGACTTCCAGTGCGTCATCGTACTGGCTGGTCATGCTGCTGACCGCGTTCTTCAGCTCCTCCTGCATACTGGTGAACGACTCAGCGTCAAGAGCCGCGCCGCCGTACTTGATCTTGATGGCATCGAACTTGGCGTTTTCCTCTGCCGTGCTGACTTGGCTGGTGATGTCCTGAATCTGCTGTTGCAGACTGAGGATTTCACTGTCGCCGTCGAGCTTCAGAACCCCGCCGTTCAACTTGATGTTCGCGTCGATGGCCGTGGAGAGCTTATCGCTCAGGTCATCGAGCTGGTTTCTGAAGGATGCGTAGGTGCTGTCCAGCATGGTAGTGTCGGCATCGTCTCCCATGATGAGCTTCAGGGCGAGATTCGCCTCATAGTGCTTATTCTGGAGGTAGTCTGCGGTGCTGGACACCATCGTAGACACGCTGGAGCGGTACTCCTTGATGTCGGCCTCGGTTACGGTCATGCCGAGGCTCATCTTCCAGTTTTCTTTGTCAAGATCGCTGACCGCTGCTTTCAGCGAAGTCAACGTGCTCTGGGCTTTCTGAGCCTGAGCGGTATAGCTGTCGAACTTGCCTTCCATTCCGTCAAAAACGATGGTGGAGGCGGCTTCCTTGATTTCCTCAAGGGAGAGGTGCAGGTCGCCAAAATGCTCGACAATATCGTTGGACACTGCATTTTGCAGCATACTACCGAACTGCTCTGCGCTTACGTCAGCATCGTTCATGGCATCGGTGAGAGCCTGAGTTTTGAAGTTCACGTTCTCAACGGAATACCCGGTGAGGTCATAGACCTTCTGCATCTTCTCGGTGACGAGGGTGGACGCTTTCGCGCTCTCCTCGTATTCCTTCTTGATGCGCTTACTCTCGGCGAAACCTGCGATACCGCCAAGGCCAGCTCCGATGAGGCCGCCAACAGCCGTTCCAACGCCGGGAATGATGGAGCCAATCATCGCTCCTGCGGCAGCACCGCCAGCAACGCCGGTGAGCTTTGCCGCTCCTGCGGAAGTGTAGGCTTTCTGGTACTCCTCATCGTTGGACCGCTGGGCTTTGTACAGGTCGATGATGCCGCTGATGGCA